TCGGTTTCTCGTTTTCTTGAGGAATTTCTGGACGGAGGAGGAGGAGAACGATGGCGGGAGGGTTACGGGGCAAAAGGTTCCCAGGCCGCGGTCACTGCTCATTCACTGATGGAAATGGTTCGCCGGGCAGATTACGCTCGTACCAACATTGTTTACGGGGTCGATAGTCAGCGCAACAGTGCATCGATTGCAGAGCGATACGTGGAGTTTTTAAAAAGCTCTCAGTCTATGGGTGACATCGTTGCCAAGCTTCCAGAGTCTTACTTGAAAGGCGACGTTATTTCTCTCCCTGGAATGAAAGTTTATTTCTGTGGGGCGGGGTCCGTTGGCCAGGCCGCTTCCAAACCCGGCGTTGGCCTCGTTGTCATCGATGAAATCGACACACACAAAGAAACCAAGGTCGACGGTTCGACTGTTCACCTATTCGCGCAACGAGGAAAGGCGACGGTCAGCGGAAAGATCCTGGGCTTTTCAAAACCCACCATCCAGGAGGGCCAAATCTGGCAGCTCGTGACGACCGGGAGCGGTCACCGTGATTTTGTTCCGTGTAAACATTGCGGGCATTTTCAATTTCTCAAAATGAGCCAGGTCCGCTACCAACATTTGCGCGACAAATTTGGCGACCTTGACCTCGCTAAGGTCATCCAAGGGGCAGAATACGAATGTGAGTCTTGTGGCGGAATGCACCAGGAGAGCGACAAAAAAGAAATGCTCGCGAACGGGGAAGTCCGGGCCACCAATTACCTTGAGAAAGGGGAAGGGGACGCAAAGGAAAAGGTTCCTGGTTGGCTCCCTAAAAGAATGAGCTTTTACCATAACGACCTTTATGCCCTTTGGGAAAATTCACGCTGGGGAAACCTAGCGGTGGAAAAACACGCGGCCGGGCGGGAGCCGGTAAAGCTGAAAGGTTTCCTTCAAGATCGACTCGGGGAAGCCTGGGCGGAAGGTGGATCTCGAAGGGTGCGCTTGAGTGACGTCCGGGATATGTGCGGGGAATACCGGCGGGGAACCGTTCCCAAAAAGCCTCTCCTGTGCGGCGTTTTTGCGGATACCCAGGATGATTCCTGGAAGGCGGTCAAAGTCGGCTATTCGGCCGAAGGTGATATTATGGTAGCAGATTGGGGGTCGTTCCTGACCTGGAAAAACTTTTTGTCCTGGGCTCGAGCCGGGATCGAGCACGAGGGCGTGAAATACTCGGTTCGATGCAATTTGACCGACGAGGGCGGCCACAGGACTTATGAGGTTCGAAAGAATTGCTCAAAGCTTGCGCCAATCTTTAACCCGTCAAAAGGGATTGGAGGGATGCAAGTCCGACAACGGGGTGGGGACCTCCTTCGATGGAGTAAAAGCCGGGTGTTTAAAACAACTCAAGAAGGGATGAGATTGGTGAAGGTGCTTCATTACGACGATGATTCATATCGGCGGCTTTTATATCGAACGCTCATTCTAGACAGAAACCAGGTCGATGAGGAGGGGGTTGAGGTTGAACAATTTGGAAAGCTGACCTTTCCGGTCGACGCCCTTCGAGATGACGAGTTTTTGCTAGAGCTCTGCCGAGAGTATCAAATCAAAAAGGCCGGCAAATGGGCCTGGGAGCACGAACCAGGGAACGACTTTGGGGACGCGGTCAAGATGTCGGTGATTGGTCGGGATGTTTGGTGCCGGTCCGCGGTGAGAGATTGACAAGCGGGGGCTCGATATGAGTCAACCGATTAACCGTGCCCTGGTTCGAAGCCTTGCCAGACTTCACACCGTCGAGCAACTGACCACCAAGCTAGACGCCGCAACCGCGGAGCTCGAACAAGCAATGTCCGCGGAAGTCGTGGTGACCGGAGCAAACATGAAAGAATCTGGCACGACTGGAGAATATCTAAGCGGTGCCCTTGATTTAAAGGTGAGAACCTATGAGGCCGCTATCGGGCTTAGAAAAAGAACGGATGCGGGGGCGACTCACGGCGGCCCTAACCGAAAAATGAACCACATTGATTTAAGCCATCGCGTTTGGGGATTTTGATCGGTTGACGTAGTCGTTCCGCGTCATGGGGCAGGACTCAAGAAAATCACGGCGAGGAACTCGGGCAGGGAAAAAAGTTCAAGCTAGGAAAGCGGCCTCGAAGAGCCCAGTTGACGGACTTCCAAAAACAAAATCTGACCTAGTCAAAATGCTTTCTTCCTGGGATGCCGCGAGGCGTTCTGAGCGGCGTGGTCGGGTTATTATGCCTTCGCTTAATCCAAAGCGAAGAGTTTCCCCGACGGAAAGGCTCGAGATTTCTAGGAAGGTCGAAGCGGCCGAGCAAAATGTCGGATTTGTAAAACGTGCCATTGAGGGACCGGCTCGACTGGTTGGAAATTTACACCCGCAAAGCCAGGCCGGAAATGCCGACTTCGAAGCCGAAATTGAGGAGAAGGTCGGGAATCGCTTCAAAAATCAGCTCTCATTTGATGCAGCGGGAATGTTTGATTTTAACGACTGGCAAACGTTTATTCGAGAGTCAAAAATCAGAACTGGCGATTGTCTGACTGTCTTGGCTTCGGGCCCGGATGGGGCGGCTCGCGTTATGTGCTACGAGGGGAACCAAATCGGCGACGGTCAAGGGAGACGGGATCAACCGGAAAACCTTTATGATGGAATATTTTTGACNNTCGNNTNGGGGGACGCTCTGGGTTTCAGCTTTTAGACGATGAAGGGAAAGCGGCTAAAGTTGTTTCCCGCGATCGGTCAATCTATCATTCAATCGGAGGGCGAGCCGGCCGCGTTCGATCAGTGTCCGGTTTGGCTCATGCGGTGGCCAACTTTCTCGATTTGGTCGAAATTTTGGCAGACGTAAAACATAGTGTTAAAATATCTAGCCTTTTTGGAGCTTGGATTGAACAAGCGGCTAACACCGAAAACAACGAAGACCCAGGGGAAGACCTTCGAGGATTCCTCGAGGCCGCTGGAGAAACGGCCGAGATTGCAGAGGTCGAAGGGTTGGCTTCTGGCGAAACTTTACCGGATGGGAATATTTTAAGCGTCGAAGATGTTGTGCAGGGCGGTCGGTTCCAGGAATTTGCTCCAGGCCAAAGCTTGCAAACCATGAACGACACGCGGCCTCATCCGAACGTGCTCGGGCTTTTGTCCTGGTTAATTCGCGATATGGCTTGGGGACTTCCTCACGGAGGGCTTTCTCCCGAAGTTCTTTGGGATGCGTCAAAAATGAACGGTCCAGGGATGCGTTTTGTCATGGCTGAAACTCGCCGGTTTGTCGCTGATGAGCAAGAACGCATGAGACGCGATTGCCAGAAGATTTGGATGTATTTCGCCGCTAAGGAATCGAAGCGAGGAAACCTGGTTATTCCGGCCGAGTTGCAAGCGACCTGGTGGAAGACTTCTTGGATTCCTCAAGCAGATTTGACAATCGACCGGGGCCGCGACGGAAAGCTCGACCTGGCTCTCCTCGATCAGGGATTAATGACTCGTGAAGAATGGTGGGCTCGCCAGGGAAAAGACTGGAAAACCGAGGAGGCTAAGGTCGCCAGGGAAAAAGCATTTATCCAGGAACAACGGGCCGCGGCCGGGTTGGTAGAATAACAATGGCAAAAAGTAAGTTTGCCCCGGCAAAGTGCCTCGCGATTGACGTCGACGGAACGCTTCTCAAGCGGGGGAAAATCAACTGGCCTCTAGCAAATTGGGCGAAGCAAAAAAAGCTCGAGGGGTTCGAGGTCATCTTGTGGACTGCTCGAGGACGACCACACGCCGCCGCGGTGGTGGAGCGGTTCGGGCTCCAGGATCATTTCTCGGCTGTCATCGGGAAGCCTGGTTACATTGTCGACGATATGGGGTGGGGGTGGACCAGGTTCACAAAGATCGTGACCAAGTTTCTTTAGTTGACGCAATACGGTCAAGCTATGGCAAAAGAATCTTGGTTTGAAATCAGCAACTCCGCGGACCTCGAGCCCCGGAACGAAGGCGGCCGCGTTGCGCGGGTCGACATTATGGGGCCGATTGGTGGCTGGGATGTTTCTGGTTCTGAATTTTTGCGAGAGCTTAAAGACCTGGGAGACGTCGACTCTATAGATTTGCGGATCCATTCACCGGGCGGTTCGGTCCTTGATGGCTGGGCGATTGCCAACGGAATCAAAAACCACCCGGCGCACGTTGTCGCCAGGGTCGAAGGGCTTGCCGCTTCAATGGGTTCGGTTGTTTTGATGTCAGCCGACGAGATCGAAGTCCCGCAAAATGCTTACGTAATGATCCACAACGTAAGCGGCGGAGCATTCGGAGAAGCCGAAGAACTTGAAAGCATGGCGGCACTCATGAGAAAACTCCAGGACGACGTTACTGATTTTTATGCCAACGCGACCGGGAAAGACCGAGAAGAGATTGCCGAGATGATGGCGGCTGAGACTTGGATGAATGGCGAGGACGCGGTCGAGCATGGATTTGCAACTCGTGTTCTCGAGCCAGTCAAGGCGGCCGCTTGTGCCGACCTCGAGACTCTTGTTTCTAAGTTTGAGAATGTTCCCGAGGCAGTCCTCGAGCTCCAGGCCGAAGAGCCCGCCGAGGAAGAAGACCAGGTCGAGGAGGTTGAGGCACTCGAGGAAGACCAGGTCCAAGAATCCGACGACCAAGGAGAGGCCGAGATCGAGGCCGACCAGGAGGAAATCGAAAAAGAATTGCAGGACGAAGTGAAGGCGAAAGCCGAGCTCTCGACCTGGGGAAGAATTTTGGCCGCTCTATCGGGTGATAAAAGCGCCGAGAACGACGGGGAATCGAGCGCAAAAGCTGCTCTTGTCCGTGCTGAAAAACTCGAGGCGGAACTCTCCGGCCGGGTTGATGAGCTCGAAAAAATCCAGGATGAACTTGAGATTTTAAGAGCCGAAAACAAGGAACTGGAAAACTGTGCGCTTACGGTCGAATCCCGCTTAATCGAGTGTGGTTTTGACTTTGCAGAAGCGGCCGACCTTCCGGCTCCAAATGCCAAAAATGTTGGCAACGTCCTCGAGTCTTACCTGGCAATGCAACCAGGTCAGGAGCGAAGAGAATTCTTTGCAAAAAACCGCAAGGAAATCGAAAGACTTCAATCGGAGTAAGGGCGAAAAACTAAAACCAAAAACAACTTAACTATCTAAAAAAATGGCAAACACATTTGCAGCAGCCCTCGCAGTGGACACACTCGCAGAGGAATCAATTACCACTCTCGGGCCGGTCCTGGGACTACTCGACAATTTCAGTCTCGACGTCGCTGTCAATCCTGTAGCTCCTGGCTCCCGGATTCAAGTCGAAGTCGTTTCGGGTGGCGCAACCGCTCAGACGAATCCCTCGAGCTATACCTCAAGCAGTGACTCCACAAAAATCGCTCGTGCCGTAACAGTCAACCAGCACTCGATTTCATTTAAAGTCACACAAGCCGAGCTCAACAATGGGCATCGTCTTCGCTCACTTCTTCGGAAGAATCTCCAGGTGATCGGAACCGCTTGCCGCGATGCGGTTTTTGCTCCAATCACCGCAGCAAACTATGGGGCCGCTGTTCTCGATTCAACCGCTGCGGCTTTCGACGCTAGCGACCTTCAGACTGTTTGGGCTGGGACTAAAGATTTCCCAACTCGCCACCTGATCCTCGACGGAGCTTATTATTCTAAGC